GGCCCCCGATCAGATAACTTTAGTACGTAGCTGCCCGCTACGGTAGGCGTCTTGACGTTGCTTGCCATCGCCCAGATTCTTGAGGAGCGTAAGCGACTGCTGATACTGGCTATCATACATCGCCGTGATATCTTGCTCTTGCTTCATATACCTACCCGCCTCTACCATCACGCCGTTAAACAGCGCCGAGTCGAAGTTGTCCCCGAGCCACGATGTACCAGCAGTGACGATGCTCTGGGGGTAGTAGAAGTAATGCAGTTCCGCCGAAAGACTCGCGTTCGGCGTTGGGCCAAGAAGCAGCGTCAACTCATTCGGGTCGTTGCTTGTTGGGCCGAAGATGGCGTAGTACCTTGGCGTCCCTGTACTTGTTGGGGCAGGATAGGCTTCACGAATGAAGTTCACATCCTTGTTCAGCAAGTACGTGTACGCGCCAAGTTGATTTATCACCGCGAGACTGAAGACCGACAAGAAGTCGCTAGGTGCAGCTAGGTATGGGTTACCTAGAGTCAACACCCCCGTCACGTTCTTACGAAGTGCGGGCAACTGAACACTGTTGTAAATCTTCTGCTCTGCGAGCTTAGTAAGCTCCGCAAAGACAGTTGCCGAGAACGTATTCTCGGTGTAATTCTCAACAGCGGTCTTGAGTTCGGTGTAATTCATAGCTTACGCCATCGGACCACGGCACATTTTGCCCTTAGTAGCCGCGCCAGCGCCGCGCATTTGAATGCCAGAAGTCTTAACGCCGGGAGGGGCGGCAACGGCGATATTACCGACCACCATGCAGCTTGCGTCCTTGAGCGTCTCGATGTTGTTGCCATCGTAGCCGTTGCCCATCGGCTTCTTGTAGGGCTTAGGGGTCTTGTAGGTAGCCATGATTAACCCGTCTTTTGGTTAGCGGCACGGGACAGGTTGCGACCCATCTTCATGCGGTCTTCAGACGTAGGCCCACCCTTCTTGAAGGTAGGCGTCTTGCCGGGGTGCATATTTTTTTCATGCTTGCCAACGGCAGCTTGCGGCGACATCTTTTTCATGTTAACTCCTTACGCGGTAGTTACCGCTACTGTACCAACATATCCGACCGCTACCAAGCTATTTGGTGTCAGCCCGTTGTCAAAACTACTGGCCCCACCTACTGGGTTCCAGCCCCACTGAAATACTCGACTGCCGCCACCGATGGAATCGTCAGCAGTTACACCCGAAGAGTAGTACGCATTAAAGTCGGGACGGGGATCGCGCACAGCTTGAGGGTCGCTGATCGGGTACATACCCAACTGCAACTGCGGTTGATCCGGCTCCCAGCACTCGTTACAGACCTTGATCGCAACCTGCTTGGTCTTGATGATCAGCTTCTTCAGGTCTTTGAGCTTTACACGGATGCCGCAGCGGTCGCACTCCGCAATCGCCCGCTTACCTGCTGTAAACCTATTTGCCATGATTAGCTAATGAACTGTTGCCGGGGCACGAACCTTACCGCAGCCTTCTCGCGGTCTTCGGTAGAGGCAAAGTCCCAATCGGTGTCGTACTGTGCCTTCAGAATCTCAAGCCGGTTCATCGCGTTAGGCAGCTTGATCGCTAGGTAGTACGCGAGCCCAGACACCATTGCCGGGATAAACCGGAACGGCACATCCATCGTGTTAGAGCCATCGCCCGCATCTTGAATCCGCCGCAGCCGCCAGTAAACAAGCTGGTAAGTCTGGGAGCCATCCGGAGTAGGCCACACGGTGACGTTAGGGGTCGGGGCTTGGCGGTTGATGTAAATCTGAATCGGCCTTGCCTGCGTCAGCTTGTTAGGGATCGACGAGTACGTAGAAACACTAATCCGCGTGATGGTCAGGTCGGCCTGAGTGGAAACATTGCCAGCACCAGTACGAATAACGTGCTCCATCAGGTCCACCGTGTCAGACGGCAGATCATACGTTGCGGTGCCCTGTACCAGAGTAATACTGCCTTGCTCCACCGTCCAGAGGTTAATTCCCCGGTTAGCCCAGTCAGCAAAAAGCAGGTTCAGGCTACGTCGCGCAGTACGAAGATCATAGCCCGTCCGAAGCTCCGCACCGCAGCGCTCAAAGGCTTCCTCGACCAACTCGCTCAGGTCAAGGTTGAACGCCGTAGTCTGCGATGTAGTGCCGGTATATGAGAGGACAGCCATTATTTATCCTTAGCAAGCGATGCTTGGGAACGCCTGCGTTGGGGGAGTGAACTCTGCGGTGTATCGAGCAAAACCCTTAGTGATGCGGAATTCGTCAATATACCCGTAGAAAGGTTGATCCCCCGCTTGATTGTTGCCAATAACGCAAAGGTCTGTGGGGGCAGGGTTATTAACCACTCCCGATGGGCTGTCAGTATAGGAGAACCATGTGATCACCCCGTTAAGGTAGCAAGTATAGACAGCGCCGTACCTAACAAACGCAAAGTGCTTCCACACGGTAGTTGACAGCCCGCCACCAGAAGAAGTCGAACTAATAATACCCGCGATGTTTAGGGTGGGGGCTCCACCACGATATCCAAAGCGAACATTGCCCGTATCGAAGATGTATTGATCCCCGCTAGTTGATGGTCCCAGCTTAACCCAGCACTCAATAGTCCAGTCGGCGCTACCGAAGTCTAGCCAAGTGGGGGTGGGGCTAGTAGAAATCGGGAAGGTGACTTCGCTAGTAGCCTGATTAAACGAGCCGCTCGCAGTACCAAACTGATACGTAGAAGTCGTGGTAACCGCGTCAGTAGCTGTAGCCGTCTTCGGAACTGGGGAGGCATCAGTAAAGGTGGTGCCCCCGTTAGCGCCGTCCATGTTCAGCAGAAGTGCGTCGTAGCTGTAGTACGCATCGCACGCGGGGGTGCACGAAATATCTGGGAACGGGGCTTCCGGCGCAGTAAAGCTAGCAGTGTACCGAGCAAAACCCTTGGTGATGCGTAGCTCCGCAAGATATGCGTGTACCCACTGATTTGCAGCGGGGGAGGAAAGCGGGCCAAAGCCAACGTTGCCGTACCCTATGGTTGTGTTCACCCCAGTGTTGGAGAAGCGCACCTCACTAGCGGATGTCCACGTATACGTGTTTACTAAGGTTCCATTCTTGAACGTTCTAACTGTATTACCTGACCTTGTTACAGCAAGATACTCCCATACCCCGGGAGTAACCGTTGCTATTGCCCCTGACGGAATCAGCGGACCGTCTAGCGCGACCGTGTGCGAAGCGGTTTTGAAAAGAGTCGCGGTGTTAGCACTATAGGAAGGCGGGTTGCTGGCAATTATGCCGCCGTAGGAATTGTTAACCCCCGTTGTAGGTACGTATATCCAGAACTCAATAGTAAAGGCCCCGTTCCCTAGATTGAGGTCCGGTGACTCGGCTATAACTACCGCTGAATCGACCCCGTTAAAGTATCCAGACGACCCCGAGAAAATACTTGTCGTAGTGCTAGTAATAGCGCCGCCAACCGCAGTCGTAGCCTTCGGAGTTGGGGAATTGTCGGTAAAGACGGTGCCGTTATTCGCACCGTTCATATGCATCAGCAGTGAGTCGTAGCTATAGTACGGGTCGCACGGGGGCGGTGTGGGGGGTGGGCCGCCATACGCCAACACTATCTGCTGAAGAGCGCTCATGTCAGGCCGACTCCGCTAATAAGCCATGAGGTAGCGCCGATCTTGATCGCGGTAGCTACGCCGTTCTGGGCAAGCGTCCTGTTTCCTGTTGCGGTATCGTTAGCGAGGGTCATCGTATCGCTGTCGATGGCGATGGTGAGCACTTCTACTGACTGGTTGACAAAGGTCAGCGCGGTGCCGATAGGGTACGAGACACTTGCGTTCGACGCGATAGTAAATGTCCGCGCAACAGCGTCAGAGAAGGGGTGGAAAACGTGCTTCCCCGAATCAGATGCAACAACCGTGTAGTCCGCGCTGCGGCTGTTCTGCGGGATCATACGGAACCCAACAGCGTTAGCGTCAAGCCCGGTGCCTTGCAGGTTTGTAGCAGCGGTTGTTACAGTCGTGCCGCCCGTACCACCATTGGCGATGGACACCGGGGAAGTTGGCAACCCTGCATCAATCGGGTCAAACAAGATGACCCCGGGAATACTCTGCCCAACGTACCCCGTTGCAGTAACAACAATGCTGTAGGTGCCGTTAGCCGCAAAGAACTGATACTCACCGTCAAGGTTCGTAATCGTTGGATTCGGCGTTGGAGTGACCCCATTGTCGCTGTACAGCGTAGCGAGTGCATTCAACGAGGTATAGACGTACACATATGCCCCGTTAACTGCGGCGCCTGTACGATCCTGAACGTTATTGAATATGCACTCCATGACTATTTCATTTTCTTTGCGGTTTTAGCCGACTGCTTGAAGGCTTGAGCCGTGGGCGCACCCGGTTGACCAATAGAGCGCATTTTCTCGCCAGAGCCTTTAGCAATTCGCTCACGCTTGGCGTTGATGTTGTCATATAGCCCAACTTTTCCGCCTTCCTTGAACAACTTGACAGGCTCATTACCGTCCCGCTTCTTGATTGTGCGGGGCTGCTTCGCGGGGTTAATAGCCCCCATTCCACGGGACGGTCGCATGATTACACCACCTTACATTTACGGACACCGCGTTGGGCAATACCTGCGCCTTTGACGGAGCCGCCACCAGCGTAGGCTTTAGCGCACCCACCCTTCTTCATGCCCTCTTCTTCGCGCATAGCTTTCGTGCCAAACCGACGCTTAAGGCCCGACATCATATCGCTCAGAGAGTTTTTTCCTTCCTCTGCACGCGCATTACGCTTGCGGACATTTTCAGCCTCAGCATCCGCCATTGATTGCCGCATCTGCGCCCCACGCTCTGCCGCAGTGGGATACTTTTGGGCTGCTTCCGTGGAGGGCTTGATGACTTCCCTACGAACAGGGGCAGGAGCAGGAGCGGCGGATTCCCGAGCTTTCGGGGGCAGCATCTTTGCAGCAGCGCGGGGCTTGACCGCAACAGGAGCCTCATCATCCTCACCGGCCATGCGGCGGCGAATAGCTGCCATAGCGCGTGTGCGAGTGTCGTCGTCAATGTTAGCGTTCGGGCCTTCAGTGACACCACCGTCAGCGTAGCGCTTGACACACCCACCTTTAGCCATAGGCTTAGAAGCGGCAGGTGCGGGGGGCTTAGGAGCTTTCTCCTTGAACGTGCCCATAGAACGGGGGGCAGCTTTATCGTAGGCTTCGGTTTGTGCAGCCTGTCGATCTTGCTCCGCTTTCTCAGCGAGGGCGCGTGCTTTAACTTTATCGTCTGCCATGATCTTCCCCTTACTTAATCTGCTTGGCTTTGGTCTTGCCGCGTTGGGCACAACCATCAGCCGCACGAACGAAGCCACCCACAGCGTACTTGCTGGGCTTTTTCTTGCCCGACTTGCCGTGAACGCCTTCGGCCTTTTCACCCTTCTTGTACAGGGCGAAGCTCTTGGCCTTGACCTTCATTTCCTTGGCTTCTTCAGCCTTGGTTTCCTTGCCCATGAAGGGCGGCATTTTCTTAGCCATATCACCACCTTTTGCAAATTTGCGGCCTTTGTCGGCCTCCATGAAATCAGCGCCTACACGCTGCGGGATTCCAGCCTTGTTTGCAAAGGCGGGGTTGTTGGCAACAGCCGCCATTAGGCGGTGCTGCGCGGAACTTTGACTAGGCATGACGCTCTCTCATGTTATCTAGTTTCTTCTCGATCTGGTCGAAGCGGTCGAATAATTGTTTCATGTCCTGACGGAACTCTGCGCGGGTAATGTGGTCACGCGCAATCTCTTCCCGGGTCCGGTTGACCAAAATACTGAGCCGATGAATCTCAGCAAACTTGTCTTTGACGACGAAGCCCATGATACCAAGTACCACGCTTAGAACCGCGTTCCAGATCATCATTTCCATGATTTAACATTTCCAAGCGCGAAGACTTTTGTTGATACGGCTATCAGGGTCTTTGGCCGTCTTCTCACTGGTGAGCTTGGCTTTCATACCCTTCATCCGAGCGCAGAACGAATCTTTGCGTGAGCCGCCTTCAGGCTGGGGAGCCTTGAGCCCCGGCTTGCCCGGGTTGGCTTTGTTGTAAGAGGCGCGGCCTTTGGCATTCAAGCCTCCGGCTTCTGCTTTGCCCTCTTTCCGCGTCCACGCAGGGGTCTTAGCCATGATTAGCCCCAGAGGCGAACCGGGTTGTCAACTTGAATGACGTAGGCATCAAGCTCAGGGGCTTCGCCAGCGTGTCGCACGTTAACGTGCCATCCATCAATAGGTTTCATTTCAGGCACAGGCTCTTCACCCTTGACCTTCAGCATCTTGCCGGTCGGCTTGTAGATTGTGCCAATCTCGTCAATGGCGCTGTACTTCGGCTTATTGTACGTCTCAACAACGTCATCTTGCACAAAGGTTTCCTCAGTATAGAGGACCGAAGCTGCTTCGGCAGCATCAGCGAACTTGAGTGTGTAGTCAGTATACATGGTCAGGCCGTGATGGTTTGAAGTTCAAGGTTGGTAAGGCGGCGGGGGTAGTATGTAATGCGACGGAGGTAGCCGTTTTGCCACGCGCTTGCGCCTGCTGGGCCTACACCAAGATACATCCGGCTAACAGTTGGTACTGTTCCTATCGCATCTGTTTGAGCCGCAAGCCCCTGCGTTGTAAACGCAAAGTCATTCGTGGCATACGCAATTGCATACTTGCGAATAGCCCCAACGCCAAAAAAACTTCCCGTGGCTCCATAAAAACCTGCTTGCTGCACGCCGCCTGTATTTACTTCTCCAAACGCATACATAGCGGCACCAGAATTTGCGCTATTAAGGTTTATGCGGTTAGTGCTTGTATTGTCAGAAATTGATGCGGACGCCGGAAAAGCGGCAGAAGGTGCAAAACCAGACAAAGCAAACTCCGCAAACAAAGTCCCGCTCGTCGCATTAAACCAAGGGCTCAACGTATTAATACTCGCCACATCCGCACTGCGCGTGACGGCTACGGTTGAGGTTGGGATGACGCTGGTGGCGAAGGCACCCTGCTCTAGCTGAGGAAGGCCGATGCGGAGGGTGATGTCTACAGCACCGGTTGCTGCGGTAAATAGGATTTGATTGGTAACACGGGCTATGGTCGCTCCAACAGCAAGCGCCGCCGAAGAAAATCTTTGTGTCGCTAAATTTGCCGTGGTCGGCACAAAAGATGTATCTGTAACTGTCACTGTTACGCCAGTGTCAGTTCTATATATCATGCGATTTGCCAGGGTACAGTTAGCCGTAGAACCGGAAGCAATTTTTGCGTAAAAAGAACTCGTCCATGTTTGGGTATCCGCAGCAACTATTTGCGTGGTGCCCTCAAAACGTACCTGCAATGTCTCGCCAACAGCCGCTTGGAAACGAACGTCAATATATGTAATGCCGTTTTCAGTTCCTGTACTAACTACAGAAACTGTTGCTGCCCCTGTAGGCGTAGCATTCCAGTTCGTCGGCACCGTCCCCGGCGTCCCCGCCACCGCACCCACCATCGTGTTGTTACGGATGCTGTTCGTCCGCTGTTCCTCAATCAGCAGCCCCTGAGCAGCTAGCGTGCTAGGGTTGTAGTCGAACCGGGGCACGTTGGTCGAAGCAACAGTAAGCACCCGGGCTGAGTTGAAGAACGTGGCAGTAGAGCTTGCACGGGTGAACGTGATCAGACTAGAGAAGGACGTATCGACGAGTGCCATAGTCTTCTTTCGTCAGGCGGTGATGGATTGCAGTTGGGTGGTACTCAACACACTAGGGTAGACAGTAACTCGCTGAATCCAGCCGTTAAATTGTAGTGCGCCGTCAACTCTAGCCCCAATAGTAAGCTGAGTTGCTGTAATAAATGTTCCAGTTTGAGGACTATTAGTGGCTAAAATACCGTTTGAAGCAAAAATTTGCTGCCCAGCAGTGTAAGATTCTGCCGCCTTAACTACTGTATTACTTGGCCAGTCAACCCCTTGCATTGTTGTTCCTATTGTCACTCCTGCCAAAGTCATCCCCGCCGCTGCTTTCGTATTCCCGGGTCCAAAATAAGCCCTAACAATTTGATTTCTGTTATTAAAATCACCGTTGCTAAAAGACGCGACCACTTGATTAGCTGTAGACACGTTTGCTGAAAGTGCTTGCCCAAAAAAAGTATAAGCTGCTTCGTTGTACCAAGGGCTGAGATTGGTAATGTTCGCAAAGTCTGCTGCCCGCGTTACGGCTACGGTTGAGGTTGGGATGACGCTGGTGGCGAAGGCACCAAGTTCTAGTTGTGGCAGGCCAACGCGGAGGGTAATGTCGATGGCTGCGCCGTTGGCAATAACATAGTTGATAAGCGGACGTATGGCCGCGACAGTTGCACCACCGTTTGTGGTTAGCGTTGCAGAAGTTCTCTGCGTTGCCAAACCTGCGGTTGTTGGTGTTGCTATGACACCAACCTGCCCAATAACATAAACAACCCCACTTGTGTATTCATACAGCCGGAATGTTGGGCTGGATATGCCCGTAAGACTTCCGCCTTGCAGTTTTGTGTAAACTGATCCCGTCCAAGTCTGCCCCGTAAGTGCGGCAACTGCACTTGCGTTCTCAAAAAATACATCTAGCGCCCCTGCGCCAGAGGCTGTTCCACTAACTCTTAAGTCAATGTAAGTAATACCGCTTTCAGTGCCCGTTCCGACAACTTGGGTTGTCAACCCAGTTGTTGTGTTGATTTGAATTACCCAGTTAGTCGGAGCCGTCCCCGGCGTACCCGCCACCGCACCCACCATCGTGTTGTTGCGGAGACTATTAACCCGCTGCTCTTCAACTAAAAGACCCTGAGCAGCTAGCGTGCTAGGGTTGTAGTCCAGCCGGGGCGAGTTGATCGCGGCAGTAGTAAGCGTGCCAGTACTGTCAAAATACGTCGCTGTGCTGGCGCGGGTAAAGATGATCGGGCTGTTAGCCCCGAAGGCGTAGGGGTATGTCACTACGGTTGGCATGACGTTCCCTTAGATTGCAACAGCAACAGTGTTGCTAATGAAGTTGCTGTCGAACGAGTAATCTTGGGTGGAGATGGTTGCACCAGCAGTAATACCCTGCAACTCAGCGTTGCTCAAGCGGCGGGGGTAGTAGGTGATACGTGAAACCCAGCCGTTTAGGGGGTCAAAATTAGCACCTGCGCCCGTACCAATAGCCGCCAATGTAGCAACAAGGGGGACATCACTAATTGAGGACGTAACAGCACTAGTGCCGTTTGCCGATATTGCCCTGCTATCTTGAGCAAAAGCCCCAGCAGCTTTTGTTAAAGCTCCGGTATAAGCCAAGTTTGCGTTTATCTTACCCTGATTTATAGTAGTAATAATGTTATTTTGTGTTGCGGCGCTGACCAAAGATGGGTGAATAAACACTCGCGTATTATTGCTATTAGCAGCGTTACTAATATGGAAAGCTGCTCCAACCGCAGTACAATAGCTCGCCGCCCCTTGAAACTCTGCGTATAGAGTTGATGCGCTAGAGTTATACCAAGCGGAAATATTAGATATTTGCGCGTAGTCCCCCGTCCGGGTAACAGCAGCCGTGCTAGTGGGTATAACGCTAGACGCTGTTTCTGTTTGAAAAACAGAAGTAAGGTTAAACGTAGCAAGGGATCCAGTACCGCCAGTGACACTGACAGGATTAGTAGGTACTACCGTATAGTTGCCAACGGACCCAAGCGCAACACTGGTGATAACCCCACCAGCAGAAACTCCTGTGACAACCATTGCAGCAGCCCCTGTAAATGTGCCGCCAACCAACGTCAATGCGTCCTTGAGTGCATATCCTGACCCACCGGATACAACCGTAATAGTATTGATAACAGTCGCTCCAGCCACTTGCTCTAGCTGGGGGAGGCCGATACGGAGGGTGATGTCGATGGCAAGCCCACTTGTGATACCAATGCGAACATCGTGCTGTATAAAAGCCGTCAACGCCGGGGTCGTGAATGTGTTCGTGGGCCTATTGGTACGAATATTGGCCGCGCCGACTGTGCTAGTAATATCTACAGCTTGACCACCTATATTTACACCGCCGCTGTTTCTAATAACAATCTGGTTAATTATTGAACTTACATTTGTGTTTGAACCCGCCGACCTTCGGATATAAAAACTACCAGTGTAAGTTGCCGCTGGTGTAGCAGCCATATTAGAAAACCCATCAAAAGCAACTAACGCTTGCCCAGTTGCTGACGGAGTGCCAACAAATTGAACATCAACATACGTAATGCCGCTTTCGTTTCCAGTTCCAATAACATTAACTGATACTCCGGCAACAGAACTTGTCACCCAATTTGTCGGCAACGTCCCCGGCGTTCCCGCCACCGCTCCAACGCCTGTATTATTTCTAATGCTGTTCGTGCGTTGCGCTTCTACAAGGAGCCCCCGTGCAGCAAGGGTCGTGGGGTTGTAGTCAAATCGAGGTGCATCGATTGCCGCAGTAGTAAGCGTGCCCGTACTGTCAAAGTACGTCGCTGTGCTGGCGCGGGTAAAGGTTACGATGTCAGAGAAGTTCTTGCTGACGAGCCCATTGCCCGTTTCCCAGATAGCATACTGCGTAGCTACTTGGTACTGCGGGGTCAGGAAGTTCGTGTTTAGCGTATAGCCATACGGGTCTGTTGTGCTCGTAACCGGCCCTGCGAATGACAAATCAAGCGTAGGGCCAAGCTGACCAAAAGGGTTGGTTCCGCCCCCACCTTGCGTGATGAGAGCAGGAAGAGCAAAAGCAAGCCCGTAGGACATTAGAAAATCCTGACAAGATTGGTTGCGGTCGTGCCGTTAGCCCAGACGCGAAGAACCTGCAATGGAAGCACAGCCCCGCCCGGTACAGCAGTAAACACAATGTCCGTGCCCTGCGACGTAGTAACCTTGACGTTACCAGTCGTACCAACCCAAACCACCGAAGGGGTGGCAAAGTTTACAGAGTCGCTGGGCGTTACCGCAGCCGCATCCCCCGGGTACATCGGGAATGTGGGCGAATAATTAGTCTTTGCCATTTGGCACTCCTAAAAGAAGGGGGCCGAAGCCCCCGAGACTAATTAAGCAGACGTAGGAGCCATCGCGCCGTCAGAGTTGCGGACCACATACGCAACGATCACAGTCACGGCACCAGTCAGCGAAGTGCCGGTAGCAGTAAACGTGATTTCAGCATCGGTCGCGCCAACATTAGCAGCAATCGGGGTGAACGTGGCGCTGTTGGTAACAACGATGGTGCCTGCGGCCGTGATGGTCGAGGCAGTGTTCACATCAACGCCAGCGATGGTGAGCTTGAGCGTAGTGGCCGAAGCAAACAGCGTGGTGGTCAGGAACTGGACCGAGGTGATCATGGCACCAGCGGGGATAAAACCCAGCGAGCCAGTCAGGCCAGCCACTTGGGCGGCGGTCAGGTTGTCGGTTTGGGCAACGATGGTTGCGCCAGTATTGCGAACGGTGCCAGCGGTGGTGCCGGTGGTGTCCTTAACGGTGCCAAGCAGCCAGGGGCCGAGATGAGTAGCGAATCCCATGATATATCCTCAGTTTGAGCCCGCCATCCTTGAGGGGAGGTCTGCCAAGTCAGTTGGCGGGCTAAGTGTTCTTGGTTTCGTCTTTATACCATGCGCGGTTTATATACGCAAGCAATAAAAAAGGGAGCCGAAGCTCCCTTTCTAGTAAGTCCCGATATATCAGGACGAACCGGGCGAACCGAAGGCACCCAGCGGGTCCGACACGCCGAACGAATAACGCTCGCGGGCCTTGTAGCGGGTGTTGCCGGTGTCGAAGTCACCGTCCATCGAGGTGCTCATCGGGGTCCGCACAAAGTGCTTCAGACCGTTAGGCACATCGGTGGTGAGGAACCAAGCGTTGGTGTCCGTCAGCCAGTGGTTAACGGTATAACCTTCCGGGATGGAACCGTTGTTCTTCAGCGCGTTGATGTCGTTATCGGTCGTGCCGACACGCAGCGACGTTTCCAGCAGTCGGGTTGCGACGAACTGGAGAGCCGGGGGAACAATCAGCTTGCGGGGCTTGGCAGCAATCAGCAGACCACGCTCGTCCGTCCAAGCAGCGATCTGGATCACAGCCGCTTCAAGGGAGGTTTCGTTCAGGTCAGCGCCAGTCGTGGGACGGTTGCTGTTGGTGCCGCCGCTAACCAGCGGGTGGTCGGTAGCGAAGAGAACCTTGCCGTCGCCATAGGTCGGGTTG